GGGCGCGGCCGTTGACCTGCACCGCGGCGCCGGGCTGGATCTCTTCGACCGAGCCGGGCTGCGCATGCACGGAGAGCTGCCAGGGAAAGCCTTCGTCGGCATCCGCGGCGAGCTGGGCCGCGTGCGCGTTGGTGAGCAGTTGCCCGGCGCTCACCAAGGCGCCCCCGGAGACCGAGAGCGCACAGACACCGACGCGCATGCCGCGATCGTGTTGGAGCAGGACCGGGCAGCGCTCGGGCAGACGCAGGGAGGCAAGATCGATCACGATCGGCGTCCAGCCGTCGGAGACCGCCTCGCCCGAGTAGGCGACACCCTCGAAGGTGCGCCGCGTATCGGGGGATGCCGCTGCGAAGGCCGGGGCCGGGGCCTCGAAGAAAAAGCCGGGTGGCGCGGGGGATTTTTTCATGCCGCGACCCTAGCGGATCGCGGCGCGGTTGTTCAGCGCACCAAGGTGCAAGAGGGGGTTTTGGGGGCGCGGTCGTCGGAACGAGCCGAACTAATAGCCGGATGAATTAGTTCATGGCTTCAAGCAATCGGTGTTGACCTGCGGGTCATGCTCCAGGGCCACGTCGAAGTCGACGCGAGCCTCGGCGCCGGGCTGCCGCGCCTGATCGTGCAGCCACTTCAGCTCGCGCACCAGGCCGCGCACCAGCTCCGGGCCGGGAAGACGCGTGCCGCAGTTGAAGCATTGCGACGGGGCGTCCTTGGCGCCGAGCGGAATGATGACCGCCGCACCGCAGTGCACACAGGTCAGGCGTACCGAGCGGATGGCGGAGACCGGGAGGATGGTGGTCGGCATGGTTGCGGGTCCGGGGTGCGTGGGCTATGCTGATGATGCTGAATTACCGGAAGGTCGGCTGTCGGCTCGCGCGGGAAACAGCAACAAAGGCGCATGACAGCAGTGCGCCTTTACTTTTTTTGGCCTGGCAGAATCAGCGGGTATTCGCGCTTGGTCTGAACATAATTCATGTTCGTGGATTGGTACCCTGACCATCCTTCCCAAACCACGCCACGTTCTTTGAAGACGGCGATGATGGCTGTTGTTTGCCGAGCGATGAGATACCAGCCGATCAAGTACAGCGTCTTGTCGTTGACGCTTCCAGTTGCGAGCCTCATCTCATCCGGGCGCAGGATCGTCTCCGCGATGTAGGGAACGTAAGGCGCCCGCCCCTCCTTCTTGATCTTCGTGAGCCCGGTCTTGTGGTCCGTGAACAGCAGCGACGAGACGGCCAATTGATGGCCGGTCGGCGCCTGGATCAGGGCCGTGCCGTTCCACTCCTCGCCGAACTCCTGCATGAAGCGCTCCAGATAGAACCGCTCGCTCTGTCCGGTCGGCAGCAGCGGCAGATCAAGCCGCCGCGGCTCTGGCATGGGCGCGTCGTGATCCAGAGCAGCGGCCAAGATATCCAGCTCACGATTCAGTTTCCCCTGGCACCACAGCTTACGCCCGCCGCGCTTGGACGCGAATTGGGTCGAGAGGCAGTCTTGCCGTTTGCGCTCGATCGCCTGTCTTAGCCCCTCCGTCGGCTCCGCACAAGGACTGTAATCCCACCCCTTGTCGGGCTGCGCATTCATCCGCGCGGCGAGCGCCTCGGGGTCCTGCATGCGCGTCATGTCGGCCGCGCGGAAGCGGTCGGCTTGGCGCTCGGACAGGGCGATGCGCCGACAGCGGCATTGGTAGCCCACCGGAGGCGTCCAGGCGGACCAGATCGGGTCGTCGTGGCGCGCGACCATGCCGTCCATCGCCGCGTGGCTTGGACGGGTCCGGGAGTCGTTGACGGCGTCGTAGAGGTACCAGGGGTGACTGGCGACGTTGCGCCCCTGCTGCTCGCAGCGCCCGCGCCCGTAGTGGCCTTGGATGTTGGTGCGGAAGATGTTCTCTATACGGTGCGCGGGCAGATCGAGCGCCTGCGTCGCGGCGCGTTTCTTCCAGGTGCCGAAGCTCTCGCCGTTGGCGGTCGCGTCGGACAGGGAGTTCATCACCGCCTGGAGCTGGTCGAGCTTGGCGAGCCCGGCGATGGAGAAGGCCATGGCGCGGGCGAGGCCCTGGAGCTCGCCGTAGTAGACCTCGGGGAGGACCACCTGGCGGGCACGCGCCCAGGCGATCGCCTCGGCGAACGGCAGCGGCGCGAAGGGATCAGCCATCGGCCGGGGTCTTCGCCGTCCACTGCGGGCAGCCTTTGCCCGCGTCGTGCTCGGGGCGTTGCAGCCGGCACTTGGGGCGTTGGCAGGCGCAGGCGTAGGTCAGGCGATGGCGGCAAGTCAAGCAGATGCGCAAGCCGGTCATGCTGCTGCTGGCTCCGGTCAGAACGTCGTCGGCTGCGCAACGGCTCGCGTCAGGGCCATCAAGCCCTCCTGTAGATGCGTCCGGCCGATCGCGGCCCAGCGTTGCGGCTGCGCATCCATGAAGCGGCGAAGCTCTACGCACTCTTCGCTTCCGTGGTCTTCCGGAGCGAGCTTCGACGCATCTGCCCTTGCCTTCTTAAGTTCCTGCTGAGTATCGAGGTAGCTGGAAACGAGATTGTACAGCGCGGAAAGATCCTCGCCATACGCCTTGATGGCGTTCATCAGCTCCACTTCAGCCTCGTCGAGCTGCCGATAGCCGGTGATCGCTGGTTGTTGAATGTATTTCATTTTTGAATCCTTAGATTAGGCGACATGGGCGGGCTCAATCATGCCCTTCCCCCTCGGCCATGGAATAACGCGGCATGCGGATGCGCGCCCACACCGTGCAGCGCGTGCGCTCCTGAGCGTTGACACCCGGCGTGTAGTGCGGGCACTCGGCACAATCCTCCGGGACCTTGCGGTCGAGCTTGCACTCGGGCGGGTTGCGCTCGATCAGATGCCCGCAGGGGGCGGCTTGCAGACTCATACCGCATCCTCCGTGCCGATGCGACGCTCGGCGGTCACGTAGCCCAAGACATCCGCGCTGAACAGGCAGCGCTCCATCAGCTCCCGGAACTGCGCGGCATCGGACCCGGTATAGAGCGCGGCGAGGCGCTCGGCGAGATCCTCCGGGCTCTCGGCGTTGCGGATGGCGCGGGCGATCGCCGCGGCCGGGATCGGGCTTGCGGCCTGCGACAGGGCCGAATCGGTCAACTGCTCGACCAGCGCTTGATCCTGCGTGAAGCGTTGCGCCGGCTTGGCGGCCAGCTGCAGCGCCAGGGCGGGCGCGCCGGGCGGAGCGGTCGTCGGCGTCGTTGCCTCCAGGTGCTCGGGCTCCCAATCGTAGGCGTCGAGCCAGTATTGCAGGGTCGGTTTCACCCCCGCGGCGAGCATGGCCGGGACGACCTTCGCGTCGCGCTCCCCGCGCGCGGCCTCCAGGCCCTTGTCGTCCTGCAGCAGGAACGCGGGCGGATCCCCCGGCAATGCGTTGAGCCGCCACAGGGCATCGACCAGACGCTGTACCGTGCCGGTGACCATGCGGATATCCGCGCGGCGCTTGTCCTCGCGCACCGTCTCGTGCACCTTCGCCGCGGCGTAGCTGCCGGAGCTGCCGACCTGGCTGGTGAGGGTTTGCCCGAGGATGAGCTTCTGAATGCGCGCGACCAGCGCCTGGTCCATGCGCTCGAACTCGCCCGCGAGACCCTGGGTGACGGCTTGCAGCTCGTCGGTCTGCCCCACGCACACGACCGAGTCGAAGCCCATCCCGCGCAGCCCATCGTAGAGCTCCTGATAGCCGATGGATTTGCCGATCAGCAGCGGATCGCCGAAGCGCTCCACGAAGCGCATCCAGAAGCGCCAGCCGTTGTGGCGGAAGAACCAGGGCCAGTACAGGCGGCTGAGCAGCGCCTCGCCGTAGGGGTTGCGGTAGGTCGGCGAGCGCCGGGTGAGGAGGAATTTCGCAGCCGCGTCGACCGTCACCTCCATCCCGCCGTCCGGGGGCGTGAAGCGCAAGGTGCCGTCGCGCTGCGGGGCGAACCACTCGATGGGCTTCTCCTCCGCGCGGGCCAGGCCGATGCGCGGCCCGCGGCGATAGACCGCCTCCATGACCGAGTAGCCGTAGGGCAGCGCCGAGAAGGCCCCGCGCAGCAGGCCCTCCATGTGCGGCGCAAGCTCCGTCCACAGCCATTCGGCCGGCTCCGAGTCGTAGGGGTGCAGGCTCCACGGGGTGGCCACCAGGGCCTCGCGGCGGGTCTCCAATGCGGCGCTCACCTCGTCGTCGGTTTCGAGCTTACGCAGCTCGTGGCGCCCCAGGCCCTGCTGCGCGAGCACCAGGTCCGGATCGGGCAGGCGCGCGAGCAGCGCGACCACCTGCTCGACGGCGACATCGGCAAAGAGGCTTGCGGCTACGGGCATGGGTTCTGCTCCTGTTGCGCCCGCAGGGCGCGCACGTGTTTGTCGGTCACGCCGTGACGGGTGGCGACCTCGCCCACGGACAGGCCGCGGCGCAGGTCGTAGGCGATCGCCGCGCGGCGTTTGACGCGCTCCTGACTGGTGCGGCTGGGCACCCGCACGACGGATCCGGGCATGGCGTCGCACAGGCGCGCGGCGGCACCGTGCCCGATGGCGAGCACCAGGCGCGAGCCGGGGGCGGGAATCGTCGGGATGTAGATCATGGTGCCGCCGAGGCGCTCGGCCAGCGCCGCCGTCGCCGCGGGGCCGATCAGCTCGGCCAGGGTATCGAGCGCGGTCTCTTCGGCCATCAGGTCACCGCTCTGGAGAGGTGGCCGGCGACGCCGGAGGGGGCGCCGATGGCCGCAAAGGCGTAGGCCGCGGCATCCGCGCCGTCGTCGTGCTGCCCGCTCGGAAAGCTCAGCAGCTCCTCGCGGAACCACGCCGGCACGCGCGCCGGGTCCAGGCGCACCTGATGTTGCTCGAAGCGGGTCAAGAGCGGCATGAAGCGGGTGAGCTTGTCGCGATCCGGGCGCACCCCGCGCACCGGCAGCGCCGTCGTTCGCGTGAGCTCCTGCACCACGGCCGCCTGATACTGCGTCTGCTCGATGGCGACCACGCTCGGGGTCCAGCGCGCGGCGGCGGCCTTGATGCGCTCGAGCACCTCGGCGAAGCCCACGCGGTGGCGCTCGGCCTCGCGCACGTAGACGATGCCCGTGCGCGGATCGCGGCTCATGGCGACGATGGCGGTGAAGTCCGCGCCCTGCTTCTCGCTGATGGCGAGATCCACGCCGAGGGCCACCGGCAGACCGTGCGGGGCAGCCCCGTCGAGGAGCATGTCGGGCTTGATCAGGCCCGCGCCGAAGGTCACGAACTGCGCCAGGACCTCTTGCGCGAACACCAGCTCGGGCATCGTCGCGCGCTGCTCGTCCATCCAGCCCGCGGGCAGATACGGGTTATCCGTGCTCGGGGCGGTATGGCTCACCCAGTCGGGGTCGGTGCGTGCCTTCCGGTGCAATTCGGCGAAATAGTTGATGCCGTTCGGGGTCGAGATGAAAAAGGCGTCGCCGTTGAGATCCGCGAGCGTCCAGAGGATCGTCATCTCCCACGCATCTTGCAGGTGTCGAGCGTGGGCGGCCTCGTCGATGACGACGCGGGCGTAGTGATTGCCCCGCCCGCACTTCATCGGGTTCTCGAGCGTCCAGAAGTCGATGCGCCCGCCGTTGCGGAACTGGATCACCGGGCGTGGTTGG